AGAAGGATGTACATAACCAGATAAGTCTATCTGATCCAGATACGGCATCTGTGCTTTCCTTGGTTATACCATCTCTATTCAATTGCACAAATGATAGACAAGGAATGTCTAGCTTAACGCATAAATTATGAAGAGAAGTAATCTGGAATCCCAACGCTTGATACTCTTGGATATTATTCGTTATAGATGTTGATGACATTAGTTTCAAATAATCATAAACAATGAGACAGTCGTTGGTTTTTCCATACTCATCGGTCTTGACTTCTTGAACCACCCAGCGTTTAATTAGATTCAGAATCTGATCAAATGGCTTACCAGCAACACTTACATAACTATAAGGTATGGATTCAATCTGCTTCATAGCATCAAGAACCTGTTCGTGTTTTTCTGGATCATCTACAAATTGTCCAGTAGCAATCTCATTAATAGGTACACCGCTAAGGTTAGCTAGCAGTCTATTAAAATGATCTTCCTTCGACATTTCTGTGTCTAGAACTAGAACTGGTGTGAACCTAGAAGATACATTTAGTGCTACGTTGTCAGCGAATACAGACTTACCAACCTTTGGTCGTGCTGATACTAGATCGACACATTTCCTGCGTAACCCGCCACCAATAGCTTTGTCATAATTAGTAAAACCCGTTGGTATACCAATGATATCGCACTTGTTTTCTGCCAAGAAGTCTACATATTCTTGAATGCCTTCGCCAATCTTCTCTGGTAGATCACCATTATCATCTTCTCTTAGAAAGTCCGTGACTGGATTCTCTAGGATCTGAATGATATCATTGATTGATTCAGTACCATTAATATCGTCTACATCTTTGCTAATCTTACTGGTTAGCTTTTTGATCTTCCTAGCAAATTCAAACTTCTTTATCTGAGCAGCGAAGCTTACGACGTTATCTTTATGGATTGGGTAGTTCATCAATGACTTGATGTACTTTAGTTCCTGAGCCGTATTTATTGACTCAGAAAAGCCCAATTGTGAAGCGGCAGACAGTATTGACGCAACGTCCACAGATTGATCATTCTGGACAATCTTTTCTATGCATTTATATAGAATCTGATTGTTTGCATGATCAAACGTTTCGTGACTTATAATGTCAGAAACTAGAACGTATGCATCAATACCATACTGCACAAGAGCAGCTAGAACTGCTCTCTCTGCTCCAACATCATTTAACTCAGCCATGTTACCTCTTGCTTCCGCATCGGTTGCATCGGTAATATTCGCCGTACACAAAACGTGAATCTACCTTGAATGACTTACCGCACGAAGCACACTCAACATCCACCTTTCTAGGTGGTGATCGTCGTCGTGGCGTTGGCTCAATGTCTGGAGTGGAAATATCACGAAATTCTCCAGTATCTTCCCAACGATTTTCTCTACCTCTCACGGTTTCTCTCCTTTTATTATTTGGAATTGATGTTTCTTTTTTAATGTTACTGATACAGTTTTCTGATATATTTTTCTTGACTTGCTTGTTTACTTCTTCTGGTACAAACTGGTTAGCGATACTATTTGTGTCAGACAAAGCGTCTAGTAAAGCTTTCTTTTGCTCAGTGCTTAATGTCTTTACGAAATCTTCCATACTCATAGTCTTTTACCTTTCTCAAGTAGAATGTCTGCCTTTCGTTTTATTTCATAGGTTTTACCATCTAGTGATTGTAGTCTATTTTCAGCAATTAGCCGCATCTGCTCTAGTTTTGCTGCATAACTATTCTCCTTGGATAATATGTGTTTCTTTGATTCGTGCTTGGTATACTGACCAAACATATCTGAATGCTGTGCTATGAGCCGCTCCATCTGCTCAGTACACCAGTTGAGAGCAATTTTGTTCTTGTTAACTTCGTCTTGAATATATGAGGCATAATTGTACAACGTGTAAGCGACATTAAATGTCTCTTCTTGATTTAGTTTGGATAGACTTTCTGTACTCATATCTGCATACAAAAGGAACTCTTCTTTGAATGATGCAAACTTAGTATTAGTCTCATTGATATAATTATCAATGGACTCAATGTGCTGCTTTAGATCTTCAGTTGCTGACAATTTGCTGTCTCCAAATATCTTTGTTATCGGAATATTTCAATGTGGTAACGTGTATACGGTTCAATCGGCACCACTCTATTTTATCTTCATCTTTTGCTTTCGCAAGCACAAAGTCTGCCTTGGTCTTGTGAAAAAATGGAGTGTACTCATAGTGCTGTTGACCATGAATCTCAAAAGCTCTAAAGATTTGGGGTATGTAAAAATCTAAATACAGCACACCTTTACGATGCGTAGCTGTACTGCCTGGAAGTTTGACTTCCTCTAGGATATTATAGCTGTGAAAGATTTCACTTAACAACTCTCTTGCTCTAAGATGAAATTTTGATCTTGGTCTTACGTTGTCTTTTTTCATGTAGTACGGGTTTAGGTTCCATACGTACTCTCGTCCATTTATTCCTAATACCTTCATATTTTATCCTGATTTTGTAACGTATTAGGTATACCAATGCAGCTAGTATACCCTTGATATTATCATTTAAGAAACCTATACCTTGATTGCAATCAAAACAAATCCACCCCCTAAATACAAGCAGATCGTGATCATGATCGCAGTAAAAACTGCTGTCAGACATGTCTTTTTTACAACATTGACAATGGCTTGGTTTTTCTGGGGCGCTCTTTTTGATGCCTCTTAGTGTCTTAGCATCTTTACTACAACACTCTTTACATCTAGAATAAACTGCACCACGATCTTTTCTATACTCTGTTAACGGCTTGTCAATGTTGCATATTCGACATATTTTTGTTTCTATACTCACTAGTATAGTTCCTTGATTTTTTCGTAGATAAATTGGGCAACTTCGTTATTGTTATTCAAGAATTCCAAAACGCTATTTGAACCTTGAAACTTGAAGAACCTTTCGATATCTTCTGGTTTTTCGCCAACACTATTGTCTGTCAGGATCTTAGCTATAATTGGATGTTGTGGTTCATCAACCGCACACTGGATTGTATACCACGCCCCAGCAGTTTTAATTAGTCGGAATTCACAAGCAATTTGTACAACCTCTTGCACTTCATCAATACCAGTACCATACCTAATCCAGCTTTCAGCCGTGCTATTAGGTCTGCCGCCAGCACAAGAGGTTTTAATATTCCAGTTGGCAATTTGCCCAACATGAGGGCCACTATCCTTGGGTACTTGCCACTTTCCACGATGAGTGATAATCATATTAGTTCCAGCCTGATACTGTAACATGTTGCCACAATCTGCCATCTTTGCTGGAGCGTATGGAGATCCACCAGTATTGGCGATATTATGCGTGATACACAGAAGCAGTACTTTATTCTTCATAAGTGTGCCACTGATACGTTTGAAGAACATAGATAGAAGTCGAGGCAAAGCGTTTCGCACACCTGTCCTGACTTCACCTTCTAGTTCACACGCTGGAACCATATTAGATAATGAGTCCGTGATAATTAAACAGCCTGGATCATTGTTGATATAGTACTCAATGATATTTAGAAAATCTTCTGCTGACAGAACTTTATCATCCGTTGACTGGATGACGATGATATTGTCAGGTTCTAGACCTTTAATCCCAACGAAATTCTGCTCAGACATTCGTCCTTCAGTGTCGATATAGATCACACGCTTACCCTTCGCTTGACACTTGGAAGCAAAGTGTAATGCTGTAGTAGTCTTGCCGCTCTTTGGATCTCCAGTCATAACAACTACAGATCCTTCACGAAGACCGCCACCAAGAGCAATATCTAGTGCTGGAGATACACCGATAACTTGTAGGTTATTGATGTTATCTAGAACTTCTTTGCCACTCCTTACGACATCTCCATACTTACTAACAATCGAACTACTAACAACGTCGCTCGCAAATTTTGTAGACGTAACCTTTTTCTTGCTCATAGATTCCTCAATTTATTTAACATAGACTTGCCTTTGGAGGCAGATTGTGTTTTCCTAGTCTTAACTTCTTGCTTTTCTTCAACAATATCAATATTGACCTCTGGAGGCTTCTGCTTTGCTTCTTCCACCTTCTTATGATACAACGCAATGACCTTTTCTGCAAGCGGATTTATTTTCCACCCACGACCATTTTGAATTCCTAGAACTAAAAGCTTGTCAAAGTCTTTAGAATCAATAGCTTTGAGTATGGCTTCTTCGCTATACTTCTTTTTTAAAGCTCTGGCGGCATTAAACTGTTTCATCCAAATCCAATGGTTTGGATCGCCTTTAGTCCAGAATTTATATCCTGGTCTTGGTAGCTTCATCCTCTCGGCACGACGCAAGACTAAAAGTTCAGCAACGTATGCCTCAAATGTACAATATTCACCAGTGTGAATGTGCTTGTACTTATGAGTTTCAGACCACTGCTTTTGATAATCTTGCTTAAATAGAGAGGGTCTGTTCTTTTCTTTTTCCATGATATACAATAGCTTCTTCAAAACAAGTGTCAATTTTATCTTCGTAAGATTGTTCTTCAATTAATTCTGGGGTTAGGATCATCGTCTTTTTTACAGAACAGTCTTTAATTTTTCCTATCGTAAAACATTGCTTTGTCTTTCCTCCGAATTGACCCTTTACGGATCTGATCAAGTATACCCCATCACACTCAGGTGTGTCAACAGTTATCGAATTAGATCTAAATCTCAAGCCTATTTTGTCAATTGTTACGTTGTTTTCATCAACGTATTCTTGAAAATCATACCAATCGTTATAGTCTCTAAGATATATCTCTTTTTCATCGGATGTGGTAATGACTACCCATATCTTACGTTTTTCATCATGAGATAATGATGAATACCACTTTCTCCAATTTTCATAACCAAATATGTACTTACTCATTGTGTTTTATTACCGTTGTGCAATTTCTTGTTTTTGTTGTTGATCTATTTTTTCTAGTAGCATCGCTCATAGTTGATGCATTTTCTGTCATTGTAACCACTCCAGGTCTTCTTGCAAATTGTTCCCCAATAGTGTTTGTTTTTGGGTTTGCATTTTTTAAGTTCTTTTTGATATAGTTTTCAACAGAAGACTTTGGTCTGTCTAGATCTGTTGCAATTTGAGCAACGTCTAGTGTTGAATAATTGTTTTCAATATAGAAGCCTTCCACTTTTCCGATTGGTCCTTTTTTAGCCATTGATAAAACTCCTTTGCGATCTTGTCAAGTAAAGTGAATTTCTTGTTTGTAAATACATTATATAGTAATCAAATGTCTGTTTGGATACTCTTTTTAGTTTCAATGCCAAAGTATTTTCTCTGTGAGAATCTATTCCATATGGATCATATGGCGAATTGTTCTGAGTAACTATAGAGTATGTTTTTTGGTACTTGTCTTTTCCAACATTTGCTTCTGTAAAAGTTGCGAAGACTTTTTCCTTTTCTGATTCACAAGTTTTACCAAGCTTGTTGTATAGTTCTTCTATTTTTTCGGTTTTTTTCTTGTCAACTGTTTCAACGTATTTCATTTTTTCCCTTCTATTATATATCTAGTTTTTTGAGCCTCAGTCATATTATTTATTTCTTTTTTTGTGGCATTACCAGCAAACGAGAGAGGGGAAGAAACTTCCCGCTCTCTCTTAGCTGCGCTTGACTGGGATTCAATTTCAGATCTCTTGTAACTGCCCAACTTTTTCCAGTTACTATCTGCTGCTTGTCCAATGGTTTTAACATCTTTCATGAACGATCCAAGACCACCATATATTACTCTCTGTAAAGAATTTTCCCCACACCTTGGGCATTTTGTTTGTGCTTCAGCATGAATAGATTCTTGTACATCTACCATCATGTAATTGCATGATTCGCATCCGTAGTCATATAACATATTCGTTCCTAACAGACTTGATTAAAATGTAAAAAAGAAATGTTTTTGATTTGTAAATATTACCTTGCATCCAAGTTTGCTCTCTACTTCTTGTTCTGTTTTGTAAACTTGTAGATGTGCTTTGTATGGTAGCCTGATTGGTACGCTACCAATGATTGTCGTTCCTATTTTTTTTAGCTCATGCAATACTTTATCTGGTTGTTCTAGATGTTCTAGAGTTTCAAATAAAAATATTACATCAAAAGTTTCCGTGTTATCTTTTAAGAAGTCTTGTATAGTTTTAGTTATGATCTTTTTTGGAATAGATGTCTTAGTATCTGTAGCAATCTTTGTTCTTACGGGTGAATAGTCTACTCCTGTGTAGCATGAAGCTCCAAGTTTTTCAACAATGGAAGCTAATCTACCATCACCACAACCAGGATCTAGAATAGTTTTACCAGTAATAGACTTGATTTCACAGTGTTCTAGACATTTCTCTACAATGTCCACAAAACCTTCTTTAATTGAAGAATAGTATCTTGGGTGTGAATTGTAATGAGATAGTAATTCTATTTCTCTTTGGCTATTTTCTAGCATAGGTGCTGTCTCCTTATGATTCTAGCGCATTAAGCACATATCTCAAAATACCATTCCTCTGTATGTCATGATACTCTAATCGACAGATCCCAACACCTTCCATGTTGGAAAGTTTGTCAAGACAGTATGCTAAACCGCTTCTATCATATAGATCAGTTTGCCTTGTGTCGCCATTAATGATAACCTTAGAATTTTGACCCATTCTAGTTATAAACATCTTGATTTGGTCAAGTGTGCAGTTTTGAGCCTCATCAAGAATCATATAAGCATTATGAAAAGTAGAACCTCTCATTGTTTCCAATGGTTCAAATCTTATTCTTCTTTGATTAAAAAAGTGACCGAAGTAGTCTCTGCCTAGAAAGAATCTAAGATTTTCTTCCATTGGTTGTAGATAAGGTTTTATCTTGTCATTAATCTCTCCTGGCAAAGATCCTAGATCTTTACCAGTACATACTAGAGGTCTAGTTACTATTATACTATCTATCTTGTCTCTTCTGATGTGATCTGATGCAACACCAGCAGCGATGAAAGATTTACCAGTTCCAGAAGGTCCAGTACAAAAGATGATGTCGTCTTCTATAATTGATCTGATGTAATTTTTTTGATTTTCAGTTTTAGCCTCTAGTGCATTGGTTTGACTAGCGTTGTTCTTCTTGTTTTTTTTATTTACCTGTGCTGCCAAAGCCGTTGTCTCCTCTTTGTGAGGAACCTAATGTGTCGCTTAACGATAAGGATACAAGAGGAACCTCTTGGAATATAATCTGAGCGATTCTATCCCCATGTTTTATTTGTACTACTTCCTTAGAAGTGTTGTACAAACAAACCATTATCTCTCCTCTATAGCCAGAGTCAATTACTCCCGCTAATACGTCTATCCCACTTTTTACAGACAGGCCAGAGCGTGGCCAAACTAGACCAGCAAAATGGTCTGGCATTTCAAGTGATATTCCTGTCTTGACAGTTTGTCTTGATTGTGGTGCTATGATCAAATTTTCAACTGAGTATAAATCAAAACCAGCATCATATTCATTTGCTCTAGTTGGAAGCTTTGCTGATTCATCAATGAGTCGCACTTTCACTTTATTAACACTAGTAATTTTTAGAGGTGAAAATATGTTCATGTTGTCCTTTCTTAGCGAATTTCGCAAGACCCTCCAGAACAAGCCCATTCTTGTTCTACTTTAACATTATTCTGTTCTTCAATAACGTTTGTGTATTCAACCTCCTTATATTCTCTATTCATATCTAGCCAATCCTTATAATTATACACATCCTTCATACAGTATGTAAGCTGTTTTAGATCGCCTTCCATATACTTATCGGCAAATTTTTGGCATCGCTCCATATAAGCTTTTTTCTCTGTGCCTTTCATCTTTTGACCAAAACCTAAAAGACTGTCACAAGCGGCCCACAGATTATCTTCAAATAACTGTAGACCAACTTCAATCAGGCCACTTACAAACATAGCAGCATCACCATATCGTTGAATCTGTTCGCTTGGTAAGTATACAGTTGTAAACGGTGCCTGTGCGTAGTCTTTATCACCAGCAATAGGAAGTAATGATACACCGCAGAAATACTGGCGATTGTCATAGATAAAATCTGTTACAGCATCCCATTCCTCTGGCTTTACATTGATAGTATTTGATACGTTATGTACTAGCCAAGGCTGTGTGCATAGTTCTTTGTTAGTTCCGCTCATAACCCAGTTCTGCTGTGTACTCATTACATATTCAAGTAATTCGGTTGCACATACTTTATTCTTTAGCTTAGATCCATCTGGTACTTCTACGCAAAATGCAACAACATCATCAGTATCATTATTTGACCAAACTGATTCGGCACATGCTCTTGGATTGATCTCTCTAAAGTATTGATAGATTGGTTCCATCTTGTTAGCCTGAACACGACGAATATAACGTTTGGCATGATGAGGGTGAATACCAGAGGATGTTCCAAGAATACAACTTGATGTACCTTCTGGCTTAACACAAGTAGTACGTGCTGCTTGATTGATTCCAATCATCTTTGCTACTCTAGCGTTAGTTTGCTTAACAATGTCAGCACCAGTTTTCTGTATAATTGGGTCAAGGCAAATATCATGACGTTCCATTATACCAGTCATTGAAACACCAAGCAATGCTTCACGACTTATGATTCTTTCAGAGGCAGCACCAAGATATGGAAACTTAGAGAATCCAGCCTGTAATGTGCCAATAACGGCAGCGTAACGACACGCCTCATAAAAATCTTGTTCAGTCTTTACCTTAGCACAATTAATCGTAGAAAGGTTACATGCTTGCCATCCAGTTTCACCAGTTGTTTCGTCAACAGGCCACATTCCAATCTCAACGCAAGGATTAACAATTAGTTCTGTTGAATCTGACCATACAAATCCTGGCTCACCAAACTCTTTAACTGAATTCATCAGTTCTGCAAACTGTTCTTTGGTTGTTTTATCACGAAGAAGCAGTGCTGAATTGTTTGATCGTCCACGCTGTGGGTTATCAATAAACCATGATCCAGTCTTAGCCTTAGCCATT